GCCTTGAAGGCCTTCAGGTCGTTGTCGAGTTGCTTCTTCGTTGGGTCGTCGGCCGCGCCGCCACCGCCGCCCGGAGTCTTGGGCGGCTTAAGTACCGGCCGATCGTCCTTCGGCTTCCCGTCCTTCCCCAGATCAACCCGACGCGGGTCCACCGACGAGAATGCCGTCCGCTTGGCGCGACCTAGTTCGTCGTTGTAGGCCTGGACGAATGTGCGGGCCGCTTGCTTGCCGCTGTCGGCCTGAACCTTTCGCCCAAGTTCATCCAACCCGTATCGGGCGCGGAACTCCTCGCCAGTTTGCCTCGCCCCTGAGAAATCGAAGCTCAGGGCTTGGCCGGCTGCTTTGGCACTGCTGGCAGCGAAGTCCCCAAGAACTTCCAGTTCCTTCTTTGTCGTGGCGATGTAATCGAGAACTTTTGCCAGTTGCCTTCCAACGTCCTCTGCGAACACGGCGAATCCGTTACTGCCACCAAGCGCTGCGGCAGCCTTATCGAGGTTGTAGACCTCGACGATGGAATCCTTCAATACCCCAGTGAACGCAGTTATGGCAGGGAGTGCCTGGGTCGATATCGCGCCGGCATACAGGCCAATCTGCGCCTTAGTGCGGGCGATTGAATCCAGGTAATCATCGGCAAGCTTGATCTGCTCGCCGGTCAGGATCTTTTGCCGACCGCCGGCCTCCGCAAGATCCTTGAAAAATGGCAACAGGTTGGCGCCTGACTTTCCAAGGAGGTCCACAGCGACGGCTGTTTTCCCTGCCCCCTCTTGAAAGCCTGCCAGCGACGTCGCGATCTTCTCGAACTGCTCGTCAGGCGAGAGCTTCTTGAACTCGGCGATACTGATGCCGATCGCCTTTAGGGCTGCGCCAGCCTTGCTCCCCTTGTCGTCGACATCGACAAGGTTCTTCGTCAACTTCACGGACGCGGAAGCGATGTCCTCCATGCTCGTGCCGGTGACCTTGGCGGAAACGGCGAAGGAGGCCAAGCCCTCCGCACTCGCGCCAGTCTTCTCGGCGAGATCCTGAAATTCTGCGACTTGCTCCAACAGCGCAGGAAAGGCCGCCGCAGCAGCCACGATTCCGTCCTTCAGGAATCCGCCAAGCGCCGTCCCAACGGCATACCCAGCGATGCCGATGGACTTCATCGACGCCTCGATCTTCTTCGCGCTCTTGTCAGCGGCTCGCTCAGCCTCTGTCATTCCCGCGGTGAAGCCGCCGATCTTCGCGACTAGATCGAGCGTGAGTTGCCCAAGTGAGCGATTAGCCATGCTTCTTTCCCTGCTTGCCGGCAAGAATCGACAGGATGTCTTGCGGCGTAGCTACACGTTCTTCTTCGGGTTGTCGAGGCAGCCAGTCCTTGAGCTCGGACTTACCTCCGGCAGCGCGGTCAACGCGCCAAGTAAGCAGGGCAAACGCGCGCTCGGTCGCCTCGGAGCCGAGAGCGGGTAAGCCGTGCTTTTTGATGTACGCGCGCCACGTCAGCCACTCGTCGTAGCTGATGTTTCGCTTGGCTTCAGCAATCGTTCGGCCGCCGACTCCGCAAAGGACCAAATGAATCCAAAGCTCGTCGGCGGCTGTCAGTTTTTTGCTTGGCCCTTGCCGATGCCGTTGACGTCGTTGATCACGCCAATCAGAAGCATCCCGAGGTCGGGTTCGAGTGCGTTTGCGCGCTCATAGGGGATGACGGGCGCGCCCTTCTCGTCGCAGATCGACTCACTGATGTACTTGGACATCTTCGAACGGTCCGTTTCGGTCCCATAGATAACCTCGATGGAGCCGAAGGACTGCTTCCGGACATACACGTCGAATGTGTGCTCGACGGGCTTGCCTTCCTTATCCTCGTGCTTCCAGGTCACGGTCTTCTTGATGGGCACCTCGGAGACGAAGGCGCCTGCATTGACCAGGTCAGACAACTTCATCTCAGACCTTCGGGATGAACGCTTGAGCGCCAGACACTTGGATGCCGACCGTCGACTGCACAACCGCGTTCAGCGCGAAGTTGAACGGGAAGCTGTTCATGAAGCCCTCGAAGGTGATCCACGAACGGGTCGTCGGCAGGTTGAAGTCGCCGGCCGTGTCGACAGTCGTCGGTGGCGCGGTGCCGTCCGACAGACCAACCGCCCACTTGAGCGTCAGGCCAAGCTGCTTGATCTCGTACAGCTTGACGTGGTTCGCGTCGGAGGGATCGGTGTTGATGCCGAAGGAAGCGGCGCCAGGCGTGGCCAGGCCGGCGACGTACTCGCGTTCCGCGCTGTTCAGGCAGGTCGTTTCGATCTGGTCGATGGACGAGTCGATGCCATCGATGGAAGTGACGCAACCGATATCGATGAGGGATTCATCTCGGGGATCGATAGCGTAGAGGTCGGTGCCTTGCGTTTTGAGGCTTCCCGCCATACCGGCGGCACCAAGTGCGCCAAGCACGTCGGCATGCGCTGCCGCGAAGGCCTGCACATCGAAGCCAGCCGCCTGAGCAGCGAAGCAACCCAGCGCCGCGAGGACACCAAGGAAGAGGATAGTGAGAGATTTCATGATTCGCCTTTCAGGAACAAAAAAGCCGCTCGAAAGCGGCAGGGGGTTGGAAACACATCCCGGTCATCCCGGTCTTAGGACACAAAAAAGCCCGCTCAAGGCGGGCTCTTCACTTCGACGATTGCTCGTCAAATCAAAAATAGACGTTTCGCGTTCTTCTTCAGGTTCTCTTTCGCCCACAACGGGCGAAGGTTGGACAAGCACCAAGCGGCCTTTAGAGCCTCGTCTCGCTCATCCGTTATCGAAAAGCTCGACAGAGGCACGATGTGGTCGATGTGCCACTCGCCGAAGTTCTCCCATGACATACCAGGACGAAACTGGCGCTCCAGGTGCTGCATCAGAACAACGATCTCATAGCCTATAAGCTCGACAGTTCGCTTTGACTTACCGCCCTTACCGATGCAGTTGCGAATTGCGTTGCCTATTGTGTTGTGGATGCGGTTCGCGGCAACTGTCATCCTCTTTCTTCTGGACCGCCTAGCAATTTCTCGGGCTCGCTCCGGATTCTTCTCCGCGAATTCCTTCTGCCTCTCGGCGTTGTAGCCCGGATTCCTGTCTAGAAACCTCTTTCTCTTCGCGGCCAACTTATCAGGATTCTTCTCGGACCACCGACGGGACCACTCGGCGGCCATCTCCGGATTCTTTTGCCGATGCTCCCGGTTGATCTGGTTGCAACACGCCATGCAGTGGCAATGAAGGCCGTCGCGCGAATCCTTCTTTCTCTTGAACTCCGTCTTCTCCTTGATCGTCTGGCATCGGGCGCAGGTCTTGACTGGGCTGGCCAGCAACGCATCGAGCGCGCTCGCCTTCTCGGCCTTCTTCGTGGCCTGCGACTTGTGATATCTCTCCAGCGACAAGGCGTTGATCCTGTCCTTGTTCGCCACCATGTAGGCCCGCTCGCAAGCCTTGCAGACGGACTTCTTCCCGTATCGTCCTCTGGAGGCGTTCCCGAAAAGCTGAAGTTCCTTGGTCTCGCTGCACTTCGTGCAGACCCGATGCGCAGGAATAGAATGGCAATCAGCCATGCGACGGTCCTTTCGTCAAGTGGTTAGAGCCGGCGCGGTGTACCACCACCAAGCCGGCTCGCCTATTTTAACGGTTGACCCACCAGTCTGTCTGAAAAGAAAAGCGGTTGTTCAGGGTCTCAGGGTCGACGGACTCGCCGAGCCAGGATGTGATGTGTGCAACTGGTTCGATCGCGTCGCGCATCGCTGCGGCCACCGTGCGGGCCGAATCAGCGCTGCTGGCATAGACGTCTATCTGCAGCGTGAAGCTGTCGATGTCAGGCGTGTCGCCAAGGTAGTTCTCAGGGCTTCCGAACACCCGCTGCCACACGGCATAGGGCTTGGCCACGTTCTGCGGCGCCATACCGAACTGATAGAACCGGATCGGCCCGGTCCCGGTCTTCAGCAAGGCGACAGCTGCGACGCTCGCGGAAACGGCAGGGAATATCGGCGGGTACATCGTCAGCCTTTCGCCTGGCGCTTCAGCGCGCGGTCAAGAGCCTTGTCGTACTGCTCGACGAACACGTCAGCGGTCTTCTGCAAGTTCGCATTGATGGCCGGCACAAAGAACGGGCGAGCCCTCATCTTCTCTGTACCGAACTCGAGCAAGCGCCAGTGCGGTGTCGGGCCGCCCGAACCCTCGTCGGTGTTGTCCTTGGGGATCTTCGCCCCACCGCTGACGCCGACACGAAATCCGAGGTCGCCCGTGCTCTTGTTCAGCCGGCCATTCCATTTCTCCGTGATGTTCTTTGCGATGGACCGGCCCGTCTCGCTGTCGTCGACGGTCTGCGCGTTCTGGCGCGCGGCATCACGGATCACCTGTGCCGCCTTGCGAAGCGCAAACCGACCGCCCTTCTTGGCCATGTCGTACTTGACGGATTGAATCTTGGCGATGACGGAATCCAGCCCGTTCAGTGTCACCTTGACGTCGAAATCAGCCATGGGCGGCCACCAGTTCATCGTGCTCGGCGAACCAGTCCTTGGACCGGCGCGCGTTGCGGTAGTGCTTGAACGTCGGGATGCCGCTGGACCAATGGACCAGTTTGGCGCCTTCATCGTCCTGGCCTTCGTCGATCAGGACGTTCCACTCGGCAGGAATGGCCCCAATCTCCCCGGCGTGGAAGTGCCGGAACTGCAGCATGTCGATCGGGTTGGCCAGCGACATCATCTTGGGCGTGGCAGCGAACCAGGCAGAATGCGCACAATTTATGAGCATTAGCGATGCCCAGTTCTTTCGGTCGTAGTTGCTCTGTTCGCACTCCATCTCCGTCCCGACGTACTTGCGCGCGTGCTGGCTCGTGTAGCCCGGATGCTTGACCACTTGGACCGCATAGGCTGGATCGAACAACGAGTCGAGGTCCGACACATCGCCGAGCATCAGCATGTCGCAGGCGTCCGCGAAGATCGCGTGACCCTTGAACCCTGACAGGTACGGCACCATGAAGCGTGACAGCGTGAAGGTGTTCGATCCCTGCGGAAGACCCATCGCGGCGAGCGGAACGATGCTCACCGGCTTCGAGGCGCGCTTGATGACGCTGTGCGAGAAAACGTGGAAGCCGATTGCCTCCCGAGGGTCGTAGCCGCAGAAGAGACGGATCATGGATTCCTGCTCACAATCCGCATGTCGCGGTGCTTCCGTCCGCCGAGGTGCCACTGCGTCGGCTCTTCCTTGATGTCGACGAAGCCGTGTTCCTTCAGGAACGCGCTCAGCGTCTCCGGCGACCAGCCCCATTTGTGAATCATGTGCGGATTCTTCAAACGGTCATCGCCGAAGACACCCCACATTCCCTGCTGGTCAGGATGCTTGCCCGGCCGCGTGAACCCGTTGACGATGTTCGCGCAGCACTTGATGAGGTTCGGCAGCTCGAGAATCAGGACGCCGCCAGGCTTGAGCAGACGTTTCCATTCTTGCGCAAGCTCGTCACACTCCCAACGGTAGAAATGCTCGAACCCATGGATGCACATCACCTCTTCCGCGCATCCATCGGGCAACGGAACAGACAGCGCGTTGCACAGGATGTCCGGCACCGCGTCGCCGGTCGGCACGATGTCAATGTTCTTGTAGCCCGGCAGGATCTTCGTGCCGCAACAGACGTTAAGTCGCATCAATGATTCCTGTGATGAATTTCCAGCACTGAGCGGATTCGTCCGCCCGCCATTGCCAGTAGGCGCAACGCCTGAGAAAGTCCAGCCTGTTTTCTCTCGTGAATGGCTTGTCCAGCAGCCACTTCGCCGCCCCGTCTATGCATTCGAAAGGCACCCCGGCAATCGCTGCGTCAATCGCCACGTTGCTATGCCGGCAGACCACCAGCGAAGCGCCTTTCAGCAGATCCGCGATCGGCGTCTCGCAGTCGAAAGGAATGCCGAGGTTCAGCACATGCTTTCCGGGCTTCGATCTGTGGATAACGTTTCTGCCGGGAAATCTCTGTCGCAGGTTGCGCAGCTGATTCGCCTCCCAGTGATCCAGGCTTAGATACCTGCGCGCCTTCGGACCCAGCCCGACCAGCACGATAGGCCCGTCTCCGGCGCCTTCCTGCAGTTCGATCCCATGCGCCGCCCACCGCTCCGGCTCGTTCGGCGTGATGCCCAGATACTGAGGAGGATGGTCCGTATCGAGCGACACCTTGAAATAGCCGCCCGTCTTCTTCTTCCCAAAGTAGCCAAGGTCGAACATCACGACGCGGCCACCTCGGGCGACTTGCGCATTCCGCGCCGCGTTGTTGATCTGCCCACCGACCCCGTACACCACCAGCACCGAACCGCGGCGCCGGAAGTTGTCTGTCACCGTGACCGACCAGCCGTCCTTCTTGGCTGCATCGATGATCCCGTCCAGCGTTTCCTTCGAATGGCGCGAGTTGCTCGGGAGCCTCAAAACTTCAAGGCTTCGATCCAGCATTTGCATTGCTCTGCCACCCGTTCAACCGTGATCGCCGATTCCAAGAACTTCGCGCTGACGTGCTGCCGCGTGCTCTGCGGCGCCAGCCAGTCCAGCGCGCGGCCGAGTTCCTCGCCGTCCGTGGCCCAGTATTCGCAGCCGCTGGCCGTCTCTTGATAGCCAGGCTCCGGCATGCCGATGAAAGGCGTTCCGCTCCCGTGAGCGTTCGCCAACTTCACATTCGATTTCCACATCCGCTGCGGATAGCCGGCATGGTTCTTGTCGCGCAGGGCCAAGACCACATCGACGTCGGCCAGGTTGACCGGGTTGATCACGAACTCGGCGCCGATCCGCGCGCATTGCGCCTCGATTGCCTTCCGCCATCCGTCTATGTAGCTTGGAGCGCCTTCGTAGCCGATGCGCTTGATCTCTTTTCGGATCGGGTTCCGCTGCATGCCTGGCCGGTGGTGGTGATAGAGCACCTTGCCGCCGCCCGCGTCCTTGCTCATCCGCTCGTTCGGGTAGATCACAGCGTTAGGCTTCAGCCTAGCGAGGTGCTCCTTGATCCATGCCTTCGATTCCGTTTCGCCCCATGACCCGCACGCCGGCTGTGGGTAGGCGTCGACGACGTCGTAGACCCAAGGCCGACCGCTGGCTCGAATGCTTTGCAGGAGCGCATCCGGCGCCCGCTTGACCACCACGATCACATCGGCCGCCCGGCAATCTGCGAGGCTCGCCATTGGCACCACTGGCGCGCCCATCGCCGCGCCCAGCTGCTCAGCCCTGATCTTGAAAGAGCCCGAGGTTCCCTTCCCCGTGAACAGCAGATTCAAGCCTTCACCCCAAAGCCGACCGTGTCCGTGCGCGCGAAGTAGGGATGCCCGTCGACCTTCACGCTTTCAATCTTCGGGCCTTCGTGAAGCGTCTCGCCGGCCAGCATCACGCGCGACCACCGAACGGCCGGAAAGATGGCCTTCAGCCCCTCGGGCGTCATCCGGAAGTAATCGCTCGGATACGCATGGATCCGCCACATGAACGGCACCGTCACGAAGAGCGTTGCCTGCGGCGCCATAAGCCTTTCAACGTTCGCCGCCAGAAGCCACGGGCGTCGGCTGTGCTCCAGAACGCTCATGCACTCGACGTGGTCGAACAGCCCTAGGCCAGAAGGCAGGCTCTCCTCCAGGTCCAACACCCAATCGACCCCGTCGCCCTCCAGCATGTCGACCCCGACCGCATCGGCGTACCGTGCGCGCCGGTCTTCCTTGTCCTTGTAAACGCGCGACCCGACGATCAGCGTGCGTCCGACCTTGGGCCTAACATGCTCCCGCTCAAACCGGGCGAACGAGGAGTCTGTCGAAGGCTGTGCCGTTTTCAATTTCCGCGATCTCCGCTTGTGCCCATGCCAGTCGGCGGAACATCTCCAGCCGGCCGGCATCCGTGTTGTCCTGCCGGCCTATCCAGTCCTGCATGTGCGATTCGACCTTAATGCCCCACATCAGCGCCTTGATCGCGGCGCCGCTGCCCCATGTCACCACCTCACCAGCGCGCGCCAGGTCTTGCTCGAGCGGAATGGCTGGCCTCGTGCCGGGATGTCGGCGAATCCTACCTACCTGCTGAGCCGCCCAGTCCCGCGGCATCGCCACGCCTGCCGGTCCGATTCCTCGCTGAGGCAGCACGACCCTTTCGCCGCCCTGTCGCCAAGGCTGCAGTTCCACGCCAAGCCGGTCGAACCGATCCGAATCCCCGACCGGGAACCTCCCGGCCGTGTTGTGCATGCCGCGCGCCAGCGAATACCACCGGCTTTCCGCGAAATCATTACCCCATGCCGCGTTTTCCGCGACGATCACCGGCAGCCCGCGCGCTTCGAAAGCCTTTGCCGCTTGGTCGCCGACCCCTATCCGATTCCAAGTTATCAACGCATCCCGATCACCGGGGCACTGCGTCAGGCCCTGCTCTACCTGGTATCCCAGCCTCCGAAGGCCCGAAACAAACGCCGCTCGCCGCTCAGGAACCGTGTAGCGCAGGTTCAGCCAGGCTCGCATGCACCGGCTTTTTTTATGCCTCTGGGGCGGCGTTCTTGTATGGGTGATCGACAGGCAGGTTGCCTTCAAGGCCCCATTGCCATGCAAGGTAACCCTCAATCGTCTGACGGGTCGCGGTATCTACCGCACCGCGCACCACCAGCACTTCTGCGATATCGCCTGTCATCGGGAGTTCGACGACATTCGAAAGGTTCGTGTAGTGCCCGAGGCTCAGGAATTGCGACGCCGTGTCGCTCGTCACTCCGGCTGTCTGGAAAGAGTCCGTCTGCGCGATCAGGTCGCCATTGACGCGCAGGCGAAGGGACGTGGCGGCATAGTCGATCACGCCCGATGCGATGCTCCAATCGCTGAGGCCCGAGGAGGCGCCTTCGACGCCCCCGTAGCTGTCGCCATCCAGACGGCGCCCATCCAGCACCATGGAATTTGCCGAGCCGCCACGATGCATACCAGCCCGCACGAAGTAGCCATTGCTGTTGTCCAGAAGCAAGACCATGCTCTCGCCGGCCGCACGGAACACCGCAAACATCGAGCACCCGCTGGCATTGCGCGCAATATCCGTGCTTCCGCTTCGCAAGTAGCCCTTCTCGGTTGACGAGGCTGGATCCACCTCCCAGACAGGTCGAGAGTTCAGCGTGTTGGCCAGCGCCGCACGGTTTGCGCTAACGCCTTGATTCGGCGTCGCGTTCAGTGCGGTATTTCCCTTATCGACCAGGGTGTCCAGCAACCCGCCGACTAGGACATTGCCCGGGTCGTCAGCGACGTACCACACATGGTCTGCCACCAGTTCAGCCGGCGTCCAGAGACCGGGCTCCGCCGTTACCGTGATGTCCTGGGTGACTGGATCGCTCCAGCCGATGTGATTACGCGCTCTAAATGAAACCGTGTACGTCCCGGCCTCGGCATACGTATGCACAGCATCGACTGTGCTGCTCGTCGATCCGTCGCCCCAATCCCATTCGTAAGCAGCCCCCAGCAGTTGGGCTCCAGGGATCGTCGTGTAGAACCCGCTGGCCGTGCCGTCCGCCGTCACCTGAAGATCATCGGCGATTAGGGATGCAATCAACACAGTCGGCGGCGCGGCGATCCAGCCACCGAAGATGTCCAAAAGCGTCTGCAACTGCAATGCCTGCAGCTTCGATATGCCGCCACCGCCCCCGCCAGAAAAACTCTGCCCGGGGCGCCCCTGCAGGTCAACAAACTTTCCCCATGTACCATCAGGCTCTTCAAACCGGAGGCGCGTCCCGTCCCATTGGTGATCCGGCATAGGACCAATCGGCCCGATGTCGCCATCTCTTCCATCCTTGCCGTCTTTTCCGTTATCCCCGTCTTTGCCTGCGCGCGGCGCTGGTAGTGCAGCAACAGCCGCGGCTACAGCCTCTTGGACAACGATCTGAATGTCTACCTCTTCTGGCTCTGGCTCGGGAAGGAAGTCCTTGACCTCCCCAAACGGATAGCACTTCAGCGCGGAATCAGGCGAGCAATTTATGATCTCGACGCCGGCCGGCTTGTACGCTGCGAACTGCTCCTTGAACCTCTGGAACCTCTTCTCCGTTGGATTCGGGAGGCCGTTTATGTGATCGCCAAAGTAGTGAGATCCAGCCATGTCAAACCCGAGCAAAAGGATGCGTGTCGCGCCTTTCTTGACTGCGATCTGCAGCGCCAACAACCCAGAATTTCCGCCAGAGATCGCCCCTGGAAACTTTTCGACGCCCTTTGGCGGATCGATACAGAGCCCGCAGAATTTCTCGCCGGCAAAGTCCATACCGGACGGGTAGTTCTTCCACCAACGGCGATCCGCGCTGACCAAGACCTCCGCCCACGGCGCAAGCTCGTGCGTGTTCGAAACAGCGATGACGTTCTTCAGCGGCCGAACAGAATCGGCGACCTCTTGGGACATCGACGGTCCAGAGGCAAGAATGGCCCAGGTCGTCATTGCCCGCTATCACTCACGCCAGCCGAGACGGGGATCGTCAGGTACTCCAGCCCTGATTCCTTATCGGCCAAGAAACCATGGGGGTTGTAGATCACGTCCGCCATGTTCCGGCGCACATGCACCAGGCGCATCGCTGCATCCAACCCTTCACGAAACCGAATGATCACACGCGCTGTGATCTGAGACTGCGTCGCCTGGCTCTGGATGAACTCCCGAGCGCTCAGAGGTTCGATCGCCGCCCAGACCGTAGCCACCTCGACCCAGGCCTGCGCGACCGCGCCCGTGTTCTCGTCCTGAATCGCTTCGCCGTTGCTGTCGAGCAGGTTCTGCAGCTGCTCGATCCTGACTCGGTGGCGCAGGCGGCCGGCTTCGATGCTCATGCGACGGTCGACTTTCGCGTTGCAGCCAGGAGGCTAGTCGCGCCAGCGCCTAGAACATGCCCATGCCCCCAATGCGAAGGCACCGCGGCGGCATCCGACCCATCCCGGAACCGGTATTGCTGGCCGATCTCAACCAAAACGGCAGCCATGACAACCGGCTTCACCACCAGGCCATTCGAATCCTCCAGCGGGATCGGATCGCCATTGCTGTCCTCGATCACATTGCCTTCGGCGTCGGTCTCTGGAACATAGGCACGCCAGTCCTGCTTGAGCCAGGAAAGCACGGCGCCGCTCACGGCCGGAATCCAAGTCTCGAGCCACGCATCGTCCGCCGCCGTGTCGGTCCTCAGATGCGCGCGCGCCTGTTCTAGGGTGACAAGATCAGCCATGGTCAGCCCAACTTGATCGGCGCCGCGGGGCCTGCGTCAGCGCCCTTCTGCCCGCGCTCGCCATCCTTGCCTTTTCGAGCAGCGATGATCCAAGCTTCGTCGTTCAATCCCGGTTTGGATTGGCAATCCTTGACGGCAATCCACAGAGAGCCGTCGTTGACCCACGCCTCCCCGGACTTCGCGCGCGTGCCCTCGCGCCAGTAGCCAGCAGGACGGATGCCGCCAGCGGGGTAGCGCAGTTCCTTGGTTCGGCCGATGACGGCTGCCTTCACCGAGATCTCGTGCGATTCCGGCAGATACTCCATTTCGAAAGTCTCGAAGCTGACCCCGTCCACCCCATCGGCTCCGTCTTTGCCGACAACTTTCCCGAGACTCTTGACCTCGCCGTTGGTCATCGTGATCTGAAGCGAGCCGTCGCGGTCGATCATGGCGCCGGCCAGCCCTAGGCCATCGGCGCCCCTTTCTCCCGGCTCGCCATCCTTGCCGTTTGCGCCGTCTTTGCCGGCGGCGCCGTCCTTGGGGGTTGGAATGGCTTTGATGGCGTCGTGCAGCATCGTTTGGGCGGAAGCCTGCATAGCCTTCACAGCATCGTCCAGCAGCGGGCGCACATCATCGACGGACAGGCTCTTTCCGTCCGCACCATCCTTGCCGTTCGAAGGAGTCGGGATCTGCGCCAAGACTTCCTTGACCACAGCATCTTTGTCGATCGGCACCGCGTCTTTACCGTCCCTCGGCACCGGCAGCGCGGCAACCGCCGCGGCGACGGCGCGCTCGACCTCAGCCGGCACGTCAACGGCCTTGGCTAGCTGAGCCTCAAGATCTCCGATGCGCCGCGTCAATGGCGCAACGGCGGCGCGAATCGCCTCGCCCATTGCCTCGCCGAACTTCTCAGGGTCAAACATTCGCGGCCTCCGGTAGTGCGACTTTGCGCATGGCCGAAATGGCCTTGTTGGTAGCTTCCATAGATCGCGCCCAGGCAATCAGCGCCTTGTCGGATTCGCTGAGTTCTGCTGCCGGCGGCTCTGGATCGGTCGGTTCCGGAGGAGCAGGCGCTGGCGCCGGAGGCTGCATAGCCGGATCCCATTCCTTGCGGTCTGCCAGCATGCCTAGCGGGTAGTCTTGCTGCTGGCCCCAGAGGGTTGAGCCACCTGGCGTGGGGGCCAGATTGAAGCGCTGGCGGGCCTCGTCGGGAAGCTTGATCTTGCCGCCCACTAGCTTTGTTTCCACCTCGGCGCGCTTGGCTTCGTCCATGCGCAGCAGCGGCGCGAGGTCAAGCTCTACACTCAGCGGCGCGGCGATCTTCAGCCCCTCGTTCAGGAGCGATTCCATGTGCTCAATGTGAGTCT